TGCACCCATCATAGATAGTAGTGTGTTCATATCATAGTTCATTTAATTAAAATCCGTCCATCCAATAGTAGTGCTTGCAAGACTAACATAACCTTTAAACTTACCCGTCTTTCTTTCATAAACAATATCACCACCTCTGGCCTGACCTAGCTCTCCAAAAGAAACTGCTCTGTTAATTCTATAAGCTCCTCTTCTCTCTTGATCTAGGTCTCTGCTGTCTAGCTCTGCAATTAGACCATCTGCCCACTGACGAACCACGGTGTACATCTCTACTAATTCTTCGTCACTTAGGTTGTAGAGAATGGGTATTGTAGGATATGTTGTAGTCATTACCTTAGTCCATCATCTTGTATGTCTAGTCTAAGCTCACCGTATCTCCACTCTGTTCCAGTTGCATTGTTCTCCAGTTTAATTCTAGCCTGCCTACCTCTTGATCTAAACCTAACAGTTTCTGTAGACTGTGTAAGATTAAAAGGTCCCTTGGTTCTTAGCTGACTATTTGGAAACTCTTTAGTTTGAATTGTAAAAGATACCTGCCCGTTGTTGATGGTCATATCAGGTATAAGTCTATCAACAAAAAGCATCTCATTACCATCACCTATGCCAAAGTCAGCAGACTCAATAAAAGAATCTAGTTTAAGTCCTTTGGCTGTAAAGACACCCGGAGGTTCGTTGTCATATATTCTGGTGGTTCCTACAGATGTACCAGTGGTGATTACATTGTCAAACGTACTACTGTCATTCCACGTTGTCCAGATAGCCTCACCATAGACCCAGTAGTTTTCTTCCATTGACCAAGACACATACCTGTTACACTCTGTAGAACCAGCAGAAGGGTAGAGCCAAGTTACTTCTTTAAACTCAGAGTTAAGCCCACAGAATATCTTACCTAGTTCAGAGGTATTGATGTCATCATAGATATGTCTTCTCACTGTGCAGTCTAATCTCCTGACTCTGTTACCGTCTAAAATAAAGAAGTTATCCCTCCCCATCCACACAGGTACGCCGTCCATATCTACGCCACCATGTTGACTAACGCCTCCACAACCTGTGCCTAGTTCAGTAAAAGAAAAGATAAACGGTGGACCTGTGAAGCGCATCCCGTAGAGAACTTCATCTGTAAGAATAGCTATCTGGTTACGTGATCTAATGCCCTGCATAATCACTGTACCACCTGCTAGATTGTTCTCTCCAGAAGTAGAACTAATAGAAGGCGTCCAGTTATTATAGTTATTTTGATCTGACCACCTGACCAGAAGAGGTTCTTTTGTACCTGCTACGTTGGAACAACCAAAACAAACAACGTGCCTGTCATTAGGAGAGACAACAAAGCTGTTTGAACTAACAGGTGCATTGGTGACAGCGTTTGCTCTGACACTCCCGCCAGATGTTGGGAACCATTGAAAGAGACCACCGCCTCTTCTGTTTGCCAGTAGTATCTCACCAAAGTTATCCAGTGTCCAGTTGGCAGCTTCAAACTCAATACCAGAAGATGCAGCTGGTGAGTTCCATGTTCTGTAGTCTGCACTAGAACTAACAGATACAAGAAACTGTGCCACCACAGAAACACCTGCAGTAGCACTAGTTGCCGCTGCATTCACCAAAGAATTAACCGTAAAATTGTTTGCATTACTTATAGAGGCCACTTGAAAAATAGGTCCTCCAAAAGCTGAACTTGTCAGGACAATGTTATTACCCACTGTTGTAGCAGTGGTAAAGTATACAAAGTCATCTTCTTCTAAACCATGAGCAGTGCTATTAATACTTACAGCTGGACTACCTGAATTAACATTAATTAAATTGTTTAGCACCACAGAGGTAAACGTCTCTGCATCATAAGCCGCTGCACCGTAGCCTGTGCCTGTGATACCCACAGAGGCACCGCTCCTAATTAGATAGTGAGCAGTGGCGTGACCTGCTGCACTTTGATTAGAGCCAGCATTAGAAGAAGCTTGAAAAGCATAGGAGTTTGTACCTATAACGCTGACTTCAAACATACTATTAAAAGAAAAATCTGTGGCAACAGAGGAAGATGTAAACACTGCAAAGTCACCAGAGGCTAGTCCATGAGCAGTGTCAGATACACATACTCTGGCATTACCGGACTGTGTGCCAAAGGCATTGGTCAAAGATACACTGGCTCTGACAGGTGTAATATTGAAGACACCTCCATTGTTATAGAGGTACAGTGCTTTCTCTGTGCCTATGGCCATCTGCTTCTGTGTTATATTATCCTGCCATGTAAGCAAGTCTCTCCCAGTGCCTAGCAATATATCAGGGGTTTTGGTTTCCCACCCTCTGATATTTTCTGGTCTCTTGTCTCTGAACCTTACCCGGTTGCCATCATACCAAGAACCCTCTTCCGCATACTGCGTAGATTCTCGGTGAATGCCCGGTTTAAAATTAAGAGCTTTTGTTTGAGAAAGTGTAGACACTTATAACTCCTAGGTAGCAGTTGCCAGTGCTTTGACAACCACAGCTGTGATAGCAGTTGCTTCTTTTACATTATATACTAAAAGGTCTTTGGCTCCTGCAGCAGTGCTAATTGTAGGTGCAGTGCCGCTGACAAAGATATAAGCATTGTTAAAAGCTAAAGTCCTGCTGCCAGTGCCATCCTGTGTAATATAAATGTAACCTGTTTGTCCCGGCGTTGCATTGGTAGGGGCTTCTAAGGTTCTGTTACCTTCCAGAGTAAATGCAAAATTATTACCAACTCCCATGTCAATTGCAATAGAAGCAGCATCTGTAAGAGAAGTTACATTACCTATGACAGGCGCTGTAAAAGTTTTAGCAGCAGTGATTGAACTGGCAACAGAGGCTTGAACATATCTAATATCTGAAGAGGAAGCAGGAACAAGATTACCTGCTGCTATACCTGTAGCACAGGTTCCAAAGTCTAGATTAGCAGCTGTTCCTAGTCCTAGGCCAATCGCATTAGTTTGATGAACAGAGACGCCATCACAGATAAAGAAACCATTTGCACTGGTTCCTACTGTTGCTCCAGAACCTGCAAGAGTTTTAATAGTCAAAGTTTTATCTGCAGCTGACGGTACAGATTTATTTCTGATAAAATAACTTTTTGACTGAGCAGGAAGTATAATGCTATGACTTGTTGTAAGATTACCAATAAGCTCTATAAAAGCACTTCTGGCTTGATCAGATGCTCCATCTTCAGTTGTGAGCGTCACATCAGCAGCAGAGACAGTAACTGTGGTGTAGGCAGCTATTGCATCATCAACAAGGTCAATGACATTCTGGTTTAATACTAGCCCCCAAGAGTTAGGGTTAGCCCCATCTGCTTGCTTTTCTAACCTAATTCTAGATGTAAAAGTAGACATACTATTTATCCTTTACGTGCTAAGAAACTTTTGTACAACGGTGGAGGCAGCTGCTCCTATGCCAGATGCTACAAGAAAGAAACCCACCAGAACACCTTTGCCTTTATCTAACTGGCTTTCTAACTGATCAAGACGTACAGTTAATCTGTCAACTTCTTTACTAAGTTGATCAACTGCTTGAAGCATCTTTCCAATCTCTACATCAGTTAGATCAGGCATTATTAAATTCCCTTGTCCTTTCCCGGCACTCCTTCTGCTACTACATAACCTATAAATAAATCATTTTTAGATGATACTATTTTTAGTATAGAAGTTTCTGCGCCTTTGTGGTCTATATAACTTCCCATAACTTCATTAACAATAAACAGTGCAGGTGGTCTAAGAGACATACACTTTCTTGCGGTTCTTTTTTCTAAAGTTTTTTCTAGAAAATTTTGTCTAGTTATAGAATCAGCCAAAGCAAGTTCCATTATATCTTCTTCGTCTTTACAGATAAAAAATGCTGCTACACTATCACCTTTCTTCCAAATTTCTTCTGCTGTGATACAACTGGGCAGTATCGTAAAACAAGCAACAAGAGTTAAAGCAACTAACAGTTTCATTTATTATACATCAGGATGTCTAGGGTTTTGAGGCCAATCATTAAACTCTGCAGCTTTTTTACCAGCGTCTGCCATTTCTACTGTAAACACTGTCATAGCTTCAAGACCTGCAACATCTGACTTACTATCAATAGCAGCTTCTAGCGCAACAGCCCTTGCTCTTAGGTCTGTACGCCACTTTGAAAGGTCTGCTGGCTTGGTAGTTCCATTGTCTTGCTCTCTGATAACAATCCAATCAGTTTGCTCAAGATAGTTTGAAAGAGTAGAAGACACATGAGATTGCATTGCTTCTTTGATTTTAGCTACATCTCTTTCTTTTTTTGTTCTAGTTACAACAACCTTATCTTCTTGAACAGAGGGAGCAGATTCAGATGTAGAATAAAACATATTGTCTACCAAGCTACCTTCATATACATAAGGAACTATACCAATAGCTTTTCTTTCTGCATCTGTCCAAGCAGTTGTAAAAATAGATACTGGATATTGCACACCATTAATCGTTAAAGATTTAGGTGTAGAAAGAGTTTGTACTATTTTACCATCTTCAATTCTTGCCCACATTGTATTCTCCTATCTTCCGTAGATTGGTGGTAGTATTCCATTGCCGCCTATATCTGCCATAGCCATATATACAATAGTATTACCGTTACCATTAGGTGCGCTATCGCCAGTCAGTGGGCGAAAGCCTTCAGCTAACAAATCAATATCATAATCACTTCCACTTGCTGGTCCTCTTGCAGCTTCTGCCTCTTCCTCATTTGGAAAAAGAAACAGTTCAGCAGGGTTTGATGGTGATCTTGCTGTGTCAGTTATTACCCAGTCTTTGGCAACTGTAACATTTTTAAACATTACAAATCTTGGACGAAATCCTAAGTGAACATACGGAGGAACAGTAGGATCACCGTTGCCTATATAGCTTCCTACTTTGCAGACCCCCGGCACAGATCGGAAACAATACGCGATCATGCCATTTGTGCTGTTAGACTGAGCGGCTGCGCCAAGTCCAATTAAAGTAGAGGACATTGCAGAGACGTCCCATATTGTTGTGCCAGCAGTTCCTTGAGCATTAGCCTCGTTGATCTTTAAGTGATCCGTATCAGCTGTCATTAACAGATGGTATACGGGTTTATTTTCACCGGACTGATTGCGAGCAATCGCAATTATAAATTCCGGTTCGCCTGCCATCCCATGTTTTACGGTTGCACCGGCAGTCGTATTTCCTGTCCAACTGACAATTGAAAAGTGGTCAGCGTCACTGACACGCCCACTGCTATCGAGAGTTCCAATGCTGGTTTCTGATGCATCGTTTGAGAAGGCAGTGCCAGCTTTCCAATTCCAAGAAATATAATCTTCGCTGGAAGTGTTGACTTCGGCCAAGCTGCCCACTGTAAAACCGTCTGTGCCAAAGGTGCTTAGACCCTCGGCTTCCGTTGTCTCAACTGCAGTCGTATCTGTCTCAACTTGCTTTGTTGTGCCTCGAACAACATCGTAAAGTGCGTGGCTATCAGAAGCGTCTCGGTTTTTTATCCAAACCCAAGAAGGTGAAAACCCAATGCCCGTAACTGCATTTCCACCGCTGCCAATTGCAGTGCCATTCCCTGTATATTTTACAGCATTAAAATAATCTACGCCTTGATTTCCTGGTCCAGTTAGGTTTGCAGAACAAGGTGCTAAAAACGTAGCTGGTACAGCATATTTAAAAAGCCCATGTCCATTTCCATCAGCGTTTGTTCCAGCAGTTTCATTCCCAGAGAAAGTTGGATTATCGCCAAAGTTTATAACTCCAATATCACCCGACCTTTGCAAACCTATTACAAAGATATAATCTTGAACTGTTAGTTGGTCATCATGGTTATCAATATTTAGTGTAGTACTAGCTGTTGCAGAACCATTTCTCCATGTGCCGTCTTGCCCAATCCAAACTTTTCCAGTTGATGGTTCAAACGCCATCTGTTGAATCCCGCCAACTGCTACTGGCGTTAAACCCGAAACCGAAGCACTACCATTATCGTACATTACGTCTCGTTGAAAATATGCTGATTCACCTCCAGCCCCATAAAAACCATTAGCATTAAAAGAAGTTTTCATATTAAACTGTGGAATAACAATTCCGTTACCTAATAGGCCACCACTTGATCCACCAAGAGAACCAGCTTCAACATAAAACTCCCAATAAATTTTAGGATCATCAGCTTGTATCACTTTATCAGAAACAAGTCCTTTAGCTACTTGGTTAGAACCGCTATATGTCATGCGGTTACTACCTCTTGACATAGAATAGTTTGCAGCAGTACCACCACTAGGTCTTCCAATTTCTGAAATTTTTGGATAAACATTACTAGGTGTATGTATTGACTGATTAGCTGATGCCATATTAGTAGCAGTAAAGTCTTTATTATTATCACTAATATCATTACCAAGATCAGAGCTATTGGCAAAATCTAAACAAGCACTATTACCACCAGCAGACGTAGCTAGTGCAGCAATTTCACTATTTTTCTTTGGTATAACCTGTGAACCGTTTGTTCCCATCGTAAACGTATCTAGGAAATCACTAACTGCAAAATCACTAGCTTGAATAGATTTACCTTCTAAATAGCATACTTGTCCATAGTACCCCTTGTAAAAATAGCCTAAAGATGGATGGGTATTTCTACCAAATCTTAGATCAGCATTTCCAGTTAAAGAACCTCTTACATCTTGGTTATCTGGAACTGCTGTGAGAGAACCTGTTTGCAATTCACCATTAACATATAATTGTATGCGAGATGTAGTAGGTGAAACTGAAGTATTTGAGTTAAATGTGAAAAGCAGGTGATACCAACCTGTGTCTCTGAATACTCTAGTTGTTGTAATTCCTCCACCACTACTGCCACCAGTTGCAACAGAAAACCCAATTGTGTTATTAGCATTAAAAGTGCATTGCGTCATATCATTAAAAGATGCAATACCCGTTGCATTGCCAAGAATAAATAATTGTTGCGCTCTTCCTAACTCACAAAGATTTACCCACATTGAGATAATAAATTCTTTTTGACCATCTGATGATAAAGTAAATCCTGTACGGTTGATGTCTTCATCAGAGCCATTTAACCAAACTGAATTACCAATCAAAGTTGTGTCAAACGGTACTACTCCACCCTGACCTGCTGCACCTAGAAGAATACTATTATTAAATACCATCTATGAATACGCCTTTGTTAGCACTGCGTGAACATCTGTAGATGTATGCACTATGTAATCAATCCTGTCAATTGCTGCTGCAGCTGTAGAAAGCACAGGTGCTTCTCCACCTATAAAGTCCCAAGAAGTTCCATAGGCAAGTGTTCTAGACCCTGTACCGTCTTGTACAACAAATATACTACCAACCTGTCCTGCAACACAATTGGTAGGATTATCAAGTGTCCTGTTACCTGCAAGCGTCACGGTAAAGTTTTGCCCTGCATTAAGATCAACTGATATATTGGTGCCGTCTGTCAGTGCCTGAATATCAGCAACAGCTGATTTTTCTATGTGTATGTCTTTACCAAGAAGAGAGTTTGTACCCACTGCCAGAGCACTGACATATACATCTGTAGCACTAAGAATACCTGTCATAGCACCACCTGCCTTTGGCAGATGATTGGCAATGCTAGTGGCCATAGTTGAAGAAACATTGGCAATGCTAGTGGCCATAGTTGAAGAAACATTAGCAACGCTTGTGGCTAAAGCAGCAGAGGTAGCAACAAGACGATCAGTGGTAGATGTGTGAGCAGCGTTAATAGAAGTTCTAGCATTTGTAAGTGTAGTGATATTAGTATTACTGTTATCTATGCTAGTTGCCATAGTTGAAGAAACATTAGCAATACTGGTGGCCAGTGCAGCAGAGGCAGTGACAAGACGATTGGTAGTAGAAGTATGTGCACTGTTGATAGAAGTTATCACTGTGCCAATAGAAGTTATTCTGGCAGATACAGATGCAACAGCTTCTGCATTTGGTATTGCAGTTCCAGCTATGTATATATTGGTAGCAGCGTACACATTATTAGCAGATACATTACCAGAGAACTCTGCTGCTACGCCTGATACTTTTGTGGTAAAGCTACCCGTGGCAGCTACAAAGTTAGTTGCGCTGACAGAGGTGGTAAAGCTACCAACAGAAGCTGTAATAGAGGAGATGCTAAGATCAGGATTAACTTTGAGAGATGCACTGGTAGAAGCTGTGCTAACAGAAACACCATTAGAAGTAATTAGAACAGTTTGATTAGCATCTGTGATAGTTTCAAAAGAACCTGCAGCAATGTCATTTAGCTGAGACACCGTGGCAGTGAGGACTGTACCATTTACAGCAAACTGACCTGTGACATTTAATTGTGCTGTGCTAAGCTGTAGAGGACCAGCTGTGCCACCACCATCTTGAAGATTTCTCAGGGTTCCTGTAAGGCCACTATTAGAAGTAGCTGCATCTATCTTCAGTAGGTCTTTATATGTATTGGCAATAATTGAGCCTGTTAAATCTCCGGTCATATTAATCTACCCTATATAAAATTCCATTTGCTTGTCTCATCTTCCCACTTTGTGGTAGCAGCATTCCAAGTAGTGTTTCTCTCTGCATTATCAGGGGGTCTTGCATCTCTGATAAACTCTTTGTCTACTGGGAATTGTACCTTATTTTGTGGGTTGGTTACAAGATTAAAAATACCATCGCTCTCTGACTTGGCAACAATAAGATTAGTTCCGGGTTCCCTTACCCTCTGGTCAAGAGGAAACCGAAACCCTGATCTATCACTGATAAAGAATGCTTTTTTACCTACCAAGTTAATTATCCTTTAAGATTTTTTCCGCGCTTTTTTTGAAGATTTTTCTTTTTTGCGGTTTTCTTTATATACTTATCAACAACTTTAGCTTGTCTTTTATGAAGTTGTGAAGCTTTTATTAAACCTTTTTTAACTTTTTTTAAATCTTTTGCCATTTAACACTTCCATCTTTTTCTGGCTTGTCTAAGCCTTGAGTTAGGATTCTTTGCAGCTTTGGGAAACTTCTTCATTTGCCCTGCGCTACGTGCACAGTAGCTCTTACGCCTTGCTGCTCTTTTACCAGTGGGTTTAGATTCAGTCACAGCTGTTTTAAGTTTACTACCGGGGTTCTCTCTACGGTACTTTGCTACGCCTTTCTTTGTCATGCCAGCACCAGACTTGGTGGGACGCTTGTGTCCACCCTTGATGGTGTGGCCCTTCATTCCTTTACCAGTGGACTTTCTCTTCTTCTCAGCCATTAGCTTTTCTTCTTTCTTGCAAAGGTCTTAACATTGGTGGGTTTACCACCTACACCCTGCTTGACTGATCTCTTTCTTTGCACAGCAGATTTCTTCTGCCCAGCTGTCATACGCTTTGCCTTGGCCAGCGGAACGCACTTGGGATACTTTCTTTTAGAACCCTTGGCAGACTTTCTACCACAGGGTTGAAACTTACCGTCTTTCTTAGGAGCACCTATGTCTACCCATTGCTCACTTACCCACTTTCTAAGACCACCTCCTGTTTTAGCTCCTACAAGTTTTTTCTTCTTACCTTTTTTTTCTTTCTTACCACCGGGGGTAACCTTACCAGAACAAACAGCAGAAGCATACATATTAGCGTAAGCTGATGGGTAGACATCAAACTTACGCTTGGCAGCTGCCTTACCTCTGGGGCAAAGCTTACCCACGATTTCTCATCAGAGGTTTGAGAATTACTCTGCCTCCATGCGCCATCTTTGCAACTGTCTTCTCACCTTTACGGAGAGCAGCAAAGTCAGAAGCTTCTAGCTGACCATCTTTGTCTACGTCTAATTTTTTCTGCCCACCTACAAGCTGTTCAGGTGAGTTTGATCTGTTGATAGTCATTAAACACTCCCTAATCTAGGGTTGATAAACAGACTTACACGTTCCTTATCAGCTTCCATGGCGTTCTCCAAAAGCTTTTCATAGTTAGCTTGAAGGAGTGTAATACGGTCCATGGGGATATTTGGTCTTTTAAAACTAAGATAGTAGGCAAGACCTGCTGTAAGGCAAGGAAGAAATCTGAAAGGTACATCTGCATTTTCTAGTGCACTCTTATTAACATCTTTCAGACGCTTCATTCTATAATGCCTAAAGGTATAAGTGTCTGTAGAGTCAGGAACAGGGAAGAAGTATACCTTCATTGCGTCTCTGCCCTTGAGCGTGGCAAACTGTGTAGGACGCCCTGATGTTGTTTTATCTGTGATAGCCTCGTATTCTTCATAAGGAATACGTGTCATTTGAAAATCATTAGAGTTAGAGGACCTTCTGATATAACCACTGAGAACATCCACTGTAGAACTATCTAGTGTATACTCTGCTGTACCTGTGGTCAGAGTGGTGGACGCTAGGTCTGTTCCCCAGAGCAGCACACCTCTGTTCTGCCAATCAGTGAGAAGAAGATTAAGAGAACGTCTGGCAGTGATGCCATCATTACCTAGCTCTGGTTCACCACCTATCATGGCAAACGCTTCTTCTATCACCTCGTCTATAAAGAAGGTGGTATCAAAGTCTGATGTAGTTGCAACTGCCATAGTTTATCTGTTCCTCATCCATGCAGGTTTATCAGTAGAGATTCCCACCTTACCCCCTGCTTGTAGAGGCTTAGACTTCATATACGGAATCCTTCTACCAGAGGGTAGCTCCTGCGTTACCTTAACCTTCTTTGCTCCAAAAGGTTTTACAGTAAGATCATATTTTTCAAAAGCCATTAGGACCTATACCTTCCCTTGTCTTCTTTTAAAATAGGCTCTGAACTTTGATGTAAC